GACCGTTCCGTTTGTATTTGATTTGTTATTAAACGTTGTCCAATCACTAGCCGATAACCAACCATTATTCAAATCACTAGCTTGTGACATTGAAATAGTATTGGTATATAAATCCCATGATAAAGGACTTGTAGCAAAGAACGTTCCTGGGGCAATAAACCCATCGGGATTTGTAGAATTATAAGGAACATAGCCTAAGCCTGCAATGATTTGACCACTTGTAGCCTCCGATAAATATCCACTTGAATCCGCATAAACAATACCATCAAGTATTTTAAATTGTTGTATATCTTGGTTCTTATGAAGCCTTAATACGTTCTTATAAGTTCCATCAAGAACTTGATTAGTAATATAACCACTAACTAGGTTAGCCGTAATTTTACCCGTACTAAAGATATTAATTTCATCCGCACCAAATGTTCCATTAACTTGAAATTTATAGCCAGCACTTGTTCCATTAACTACAACACCATTACTACCATCTTGGTAAAGCATTGAATCTACAATAGAATCTACATCGGTAGCTACGGGAATATAATTAGCCGTAAGTGAACCACTAGTAGCTGGAGCACCTAATATAGTTTCTAAGTCGGCTTTAGTTCCCGCCCTTAAAACACCCGTATTTGTTGTTCCTATTAACGCATTAGTAACCGCACTTTGCTTGATGCTACCATCATTATATAGCCTTAAATTTTGAATCCAATCCGTACCATCATAGGTGCTAAATGAAAGCGAATCATCACTTGTTTCGGCAATAATCTTACCAAATGTGTTAATATAAAGATTGTCCGCTTTAAACTCTCCATTTATTGTAAAGTCATAAAACCCTACTTCTCCATTAACAATAATCTTACCATAAGAATCTACAAAGATTGGAGAATCAATATAATAATCCGTATCAGCATAAAAAGGCAAATATCCTTGATGCCCTACTTCTAAAGCATCTACGGTGTTATCAGGATTAATTCTTATTGCTCTTGGTCTAGTAGTAGGAGGTATGGTCAATCCCGCATCTATAATAGATAACAATGATTTACCTACTTCACTTGCACCAATAGCATCAAAGATGTTTATATTCTTCCATACACCATCAAGTTCCTTCCATTGGATAATATCTTCATCGGTTCTATCAAGAATAAGTACATCATGTAATTCTTCTAGTTCATAACCATTTCGAACTTTAACATAAATATACCCAACGGTAGCATGAACACGTTCTACATATCCTATAAGAACACTATGTAGCGGTGCAATTGGTTTAACGTTGGTGTAAGTTCCAGGTGTTTCACCTAACCATAATTGTTCCCCTTCGGTTAATGCACTTGTATCTAAATGATTTACCGTTCCTTGAACCGTTACAAATCCTTCTTCTCCATCAAGTATGGTTTCGGTAACTACACCAAAAGTAACCGATGAAGTCATCTCGGCATCATTAGAAGCTAACCCTACGGAAATTCTATTACCTTGTGCTCCATCAATATAAACTACTTGTCCATCTACTAAATCGCCTCCACTATTATTAAATACTCTAGCAACTAATTCTTGACCAATAGCGAGATTAACTTCTCCTCCTTTAAGAGTTAAGTTAGCCGTACCATTACCATCATCCCATGACATTACACCTTCGGTTGTAGGTGTATCGGTAGGGGTTAAGTCTAATTCTAAATATCCAGTCTTTAATCCAAACTCTCCTAGGTCTACATTATCGGTTGCTCCCGTGTATGGTACGGCATCATCTAGTCTAGCTATAATGATACCCATTACTACGTTATTAATAGCGGGAGAATCGGGGTATACCCTAACATTCCTAGTGTACATTGGATTCCATGCCGTTCCATGAGAACGAATCCATACATAATAATCCGTAGTTTCCGTTAAGGTAACATCTAGGTCGGGGTCGTCCGTTTGAAAGGTAGATGGAGTTGTAGCGGGGAATGTTCCCGCAATTGTATAACCATAATCAATATTACCATCTACGGGCATTGGTATATACCCTTCGGAAGTAAACTCTTGAAATACTCTTAATGTCTTAATTGCCATATCGCTACTCTTTTTGACCCGTTGGACTAATCCAACAACCATCCGTATAAACCTTAGTAAAGTAAGCCAAATTTACATTATCCGAACCACTACTACAACTAAGATATTTGTATAATGTAGGATAAGAAGAAGTTTCATCAAATATCGTAGCTAGGTTAGTCCATGCGATAGAACTAATGGGTGAAGTTTCGGGTGAAATTACCGAGTAGTTAAATTGAATATTACCTCCAATCTTTTTCATTTCTAACCATACTCCTTCGGTTACTCCTAATGATACCGATGTACCATAAGTTATTGCACCATCAATAGCCGTTCTACGATATATCTTTAATACACCATTACCATCAAGAAACATTCCAACAAAGGGAACATTATCTTTAGCCTCTTGCCTAAATTGAACACCCGCTTTGGCATCTAATGTATCAAACTCAAAAGTCTTTAAGTAAGTCCTTAATGTAAATTCGGTAAGTGTTTCATCCCATCCATATACATAACCCGTATCAATAGAGTTTTTGAAATCCCCACTACCATAGATTTGTATTCTCTCTCGATTAACGTAATAAAAATAACCTATTTCTCTTGCCATGTTTTAGGGGATAAAATCATCCATAAAGAATGCTACAAATTTTGTAAATATACTTCCATGTCCACCCGCTTCACCAAGGTCTGTACCTATTCCATCACGCTTTTTTTTTTACTCTCCGTTGTTGCGGAGGAAATTAAGTTTCCATTAGTATCATACCGAGAGGTTACTAGCGAGAAATCTTGTTCGGCAGTAGATAATTCCATAAATACTACATCGGCAGTACAATCACGTTCATTAAGTTTCATTGACAATGGCCAAAACTTCTTACCCGCTAAAGCACCTTGCATTGGAAACTCATATACCGCACCATATTGTAAGTTCTTACCAATAATAGTACCCATGAATATATTACGATAATCCGAGTATTGATTAAGGGTATTCCTAGCCGTTAATTCATTTATTCCATAAACACCACCTTCTAATGGAGGGTCTAATGGGTCATATTCATCACGTTCATACCAACCACCGATAGTAGTTCCTGGCAATATACCCGGATATGGAGCAATTGTTCTTATATAATTACCTCCACTTAAATATTGTAAATCCGAAAAGTTTGAATTTGTATTAAATAAATCAGTAGGATTTACAATTGAATCACCATTATATACAATCTTCTTTTCGGGTGAAATAGAAGTAGGCTTACTATTAATTACCTTAAAGTTATCGGTTAATGAATCACTTTGAGCAATAGTAAATACAGGCCATGTACCACTAATACTATCTAAGTAATTACCATTACCATTTAATAATACTTGTTCATAAATAGTTTGATTACCCGTAAAACCCGTTCTAGGTTGTGCGTATAAATGTATTGTAACTAAATAGTTAGTATTATTAAATAATTCAAATCCTTCTAATACATTAGGGAATTGGAAATTGTAATTAAATGTGTTTAATGTTTCACCTGGATAATCTACCGATTCGGTAAATATGTATGGTGATGATTGCCATTCTCCCGTAGAGAAGTTGTAATAATAAGTTCCAATAGTAGCCGATTGTGGTACACTTATTGAAATTGAAAATGATGGATTACCCGTTACACACTTAATATTTAACTCAAAACCATTAGTCCAAATTATACTTATAGGCTTGTGCACAATATACCCCGTACTTGCCGTTGTTGCCGTTAACCCTAAATAATATGTATCTGGAATACTATCATATAATAAATATGTCTTAGGGCTTCCAAAAGAGTTCTTTGCAAAAAACTCAAATAAAGTTTCCGTTGGTGTGCCCGTATTTAAGTCTAATACATCGGTATAAGGTATTTCGGTAGCCGTACCATCCCATATATTAAAGTTTCCATTAATAAGCCTAGAATCACCTCTTTGATACTCAATCTCTACTTCCTTATAGAATCTACGTACCTTACGTTTTGGTTCGGCTACAATCAAGAAATCCGTTCCATGAACCAATGTAGGGATAGTCTTTTTAGACGAAGTATTCAACGTTCCACCAACACTAAATTTACTTGCTTGATTAACACCAAAAGCTAAATCTTTAGGTTTTACAAAATACCATTCTCCATAGTTTTGATAAACAATAGAGTTAAATAATAAGCAAGTATCTACTACAATATCCGAGTTATCTTTAAACTCAAAGTTCTTATCTTGTAATGAAGCCGTATAGATATAAGTTTGCTCTAATGGAGTTGAATAAGCAGTCTTTGTATGCTCAACAAACCAAGTCTTGCATAATACGTTTAAACCATATCCATAACCTATGCTATTTAACGCATTTTGAACGATTGTAAGCAACGATAATATACCCGATGGATACTTGTTATTAATCTTTAAAACTTTGTCCTTTAGAGTGCCTAATCCATCAATTGTCTTAAACTCAATAGCGGGGTAACGTAAGAATATATCCTCCTCACATAATTCGGGTGAAACGAATCCACTCCAAAATAAAACATCATCACGATAGTACTCAACAAAGTATTCTTTTTCATCTTCGGACATTATACTATCCATATTAATCACACCACCCAATACTTTAAATGATAATACACTACCTTTTAATGGGTAGAATATATCATCATCTGCCGTTGGATAATCAATCTCTACGGGGCTTGCTTGACCATAAGGAATATCCGTTATAGCACCCGCATAATCTTTCTTTAGAATCAATAACTTACATTTAGTTGTAAGTAATATTCCGAATGGATTACAAGTTGCATCGTATTCGAATCTATATAATGTTCCGTATCCTACCATTATCTTCCTGTTACTCTAAGTACTGTTTCTAGTGATTTATTAATATTATAACCCGTTGGTGAAGCAGTTATTGCTCCCGTTAAATCAATTGATAATTTAATAGATTGTGTTGCATAAGAAGCACCTCCATATTGATAAGAACTTCCCGAAGTCATTCCACTTGTTGTACTAGCTTTCTTTGAAATCTTATCGGTTGTAGATTTAGCATTAGCATCAATAGCGGAATCCGTTTTAGAAGCCATTGATTTTAATAAGCTACCAGCAGCTACGGCTAGTGTACCTACGGCAATTGCAGCAGCACCTCCACCAGGTAGACCAATGGCAGCTAAAGCAGCTTGTATCGCCTCCGATGATACACCTAACTTAATAGCCGAAGTACCCATTTGAATAAGTAAATCTCCTATTAAATTCATAAACATAGAACCCACTCTAGCAATAGCATCGTTAAATGTCATTATTCCAGATAGGGCTGAGCCAGCTAGGTTAGCAAAACCCGAATATATATTAACACTAAAGTCATTTAATGCAGAATACATTGATTGAGCATAAGTAGCTACTTTAGCTTGATTATCATTATTTACTAATTCATCAATAGCCAAATTAAATTTAGCGGTATCAGAGGCTATATATTTAATCCAACTCTCAAATGTGCCACCTAATCTATTCCCAATAGACCTATCCATTGGTGCAACTATTTGAGAAAACTTCTCGGATTGTCTTTCAAACATCCTAGACATAGAATCCTTCAATCCTTGTAAGGAAACGTTTTTATTAACAATACTCGATAGCTTTTGAAGTTCTACCGTAGCTAATTGCTGTCTTAATTTATATTGCGAAGCCTCAACCTTATATGTAGCTAAACCGTATTTACGTAATGCATCTAATTCTTCCTTTGCATACCTATCAAATATGTCTAACTTAGTTTCAAAACCCGTTCTTATTTGTTTATTAACATTAGTAAATCCAAGTCTAGCTTGCTCGGCTAATCTTTCATAAACCTTGTCTACTTTTCCCGTACCATCAACACCCGTTGGTTGTGTACTAAATCCCGTAACTCTTGTATCACCCTTGGCTGTTGTTTTCTCTAGTATTGCAATATCAGCCTTTAACTTAGCAATCTTCTTAGAGGTAACATCAACCATCATTGGGTTGATTAATATTTGAGTTTCTCTAAGTTTTTGTAACGATTCTATTTCCTTTTTCATTGAGGATATAGATGTGGTTACATCATTAATTTTATTCTCTTTAGATAACTCTTGGCCAAGAAAACCAGCTAAACCTAAAGATAGATTATTAATTATCTTAGCAATAGCTGGGAATTTATTCGCAAATATTCCATAGATATTAGATACAGCTTCCCCTATCTTATTAAAAGATGTAAGTAATCCATCAATTAAACCTATTATAATAACAATTGAGCCTTTTAATATATTAAATGCTCTTGATAGCATTAAATTTAATGTGGTGCCTTCTTTAAAGTTATCTAATAATGGCTTAAATGTGTTAGCTAAATTGCTTAGGAATGTACTTAGGCCAACTATAATACCTTGTAGGTCAAGTGTTTTTGCCCCATAAGCACCAATATCAGCGGTAAGGAAAAATAATGATTCACTTAATTTATTTAATGCTCCACCAACAGTTTGTGATTGCTTCTCCGCCATTCCATAGAATCTACCTCCCTCACTTGTTGCATAAGTAAAAGCATCGGCAACTTCTTGAACACTAATCTTGCCGTTCTTCATATCCTTAGTCAATTGAGCCATAGACTTACCCGTCTTGTCCGCAATTGCTTGTAATGGATTGAATCCCGCATTAATCATTTGGCGAGCCTCTTGACCCATCAAACGACCCGCTGCATTTACTTGACCAAAAGCTAAAGCTAAACGACTAAACTTGTCCGCATTACCACCCGACACATCACCAAGCATCTTAGTAACGGGGATAACTTGCTCTGCCGTTAATCCATATCCTAATAATGTTTGAGCACCCTTAGTAATATCTTGGAATTGCATTGGGGATTTTAATGCTTGGTCTTTTAATGCCGTAAGCATATTCTTAGCAACCTCCGCACTTCCAGTAAATACTTCAAATGAAACAGCTATTTGTTCTACTTGCGAAGATGATGTTATCGCAGCTTTACCTAGTGCCAATAAACCCGTTACAATACCCGCACCACTTAATATCAATCCAAACTTAGAAGTAACGGAAGATAGTGAAGAAAAGCTAGATGCCATTGTTGAATTAGAGCCAACAACACTTTTGTTAGATACTAATCCGTAATTCTTCATAGCATTAGATAACTTTTGCATTTCTGCAATAGCTTGGCTTGTGTCCGCCTCAACAACTATCTTATGTATATTATTTGCCATTACTCTAGGGAGTTAATCCATTTTTTAACTATTTCATCCGAAAGATACTCTTTTTCTTTTGATTTTTCTATGTCAATACCTATCTTGTCAATCCATAATGGCATTATCTCATTAGGTTGCTTTGTATCTTTCCCTCCCATTGCAGCTAGGTTAGACCACATGATATGTCTAGCTACATTTAACTCCTCGGCTTTCCTAAATTCATAGCCATATTCATAATCATAGAACTCACCTAAAGTCATTCTTTTCCACTCCCAAGGTTTAAGACCCGTTCGGTATATTCTTGATAATAAATTATTCCAAGTAACTACTTTTTTTTTGGTGTCTTAACCTCCTCCTTTGGTGTATCTAAATCATTCGGGAATAAATCTTGTGTGATACCTTGAATAACATTAATTAACCCTTCTTGTAGAACCCATTTAGTAGCAATCATTCTAGACGACCTTATTTTAGATAATAAACGCTCTCCTTCTTCTTCCTCTCCATTACAAAATAGCCAATATATATGACCCGATAATAATAAATCTCTAACCAATTCTACCATCTTAGGGGCATTATTTTCTAGTTCTTGCATATTAGAAATATCCTCAAACTTACCACCTAGTTCTTTAATAAATACATCATTAATACTTCCTAATGAACAATCAAAATGTAATGTTTTCTCGTCAAATACTATACTTTTCATCTTTGTTTGGATTATGTGTTAAAACAAAAAGGGTAGGGAAATAAATCCCCACCCCAAATGTAATCAAAAATTGCAATTATTAAGCACCTACAACATCTTTTGTTAATGCACCCGTTCCACGTAAAGTTACCTCTACGGTAGCAATCTCTTGGTCGCCAGCTTGTACGGGTTTAGATTCTACGTATGCAGTACCAGTTAAGGTAGTGTCAGCAACGGTAGCGGTCTTAAATGACACCGTTAAAGCGGTTTGGTCTAACCAAGCGGTTAATAACTCATCATAAGTATAATTAGCACCACCATCGGCATAATCAACTTGCAATGTAGCAGAGATACTCCATGACTTACGACCTGGAATACTTGTCGCCCAAGCACCACTATCTTTAGATGAAGTTTCAATCATTGCGGTAGACAACTCGATACTACAAGTTGTTTCATTTGCTATTTTTTTAGTTCCTACAAATATTCGTAGGTCTGTTCCTTTTACTAATCCCATTTTATTTTTAATTTAATTGATTTAACAATTGTGTAAATATTATATTCTGTTCTACTTGCCACCCTGTAGCCAATTGTAATATTAGTGAATTACTTTGATATTCACAATTGAGCACCTGCCAGTTGGTCAAATATTGGGTTATACCCCATGTATTGTTACTTGTAATGATTCTTGCAATAATTAAATTAGCAATATCATTAACCTCTTTCTTACCACCTTCTTCAGAAGTGTACTTTTGAATAACACTAATCTCAATTAAAGAATCACGTTGGAAGCCATCCTTTGACCTCTCACCATTCGATAATTGATTACCCAAAACGATAACAGGATATACTGCTCCTTCGGGTACAATCTCATCATATACACCAACTGCTTGGCCATTGTAAGTAATACCACTAAGTGCTTGATAATAAGCCTTTCGTAAGTCGTATGCACTATCTCTATTAATCATTTGAATAAGTTTTTCATTAATGTACTTGTACTTCTACTTAATGCTCTACGAGATACAACGTAGTGATGCAAAAAGTATCTTCTTGGTCTTACTGCTAATCTTGGTTTTCTGCCTGTTTTAAATAAT